TACAATACTCAATCTTATTTGTACTGTTACTTGCTGATTTATATAAATCACCGATATACATTAAGTGCTCTATATTGGTAATTCTAGCTTGACCATAGAAATTAATATATATTTTGTAACCCTGTAATGCAGTATTAAGCGCACTTTCATATTCGCCTAGATACTTTTGTAGCATGCTCTCCCGCAATAGTATATTGCAGTAATAGACATCATCTGCCGCTGAATACTGTTTGTGCAGTGCGAATGCCCTCAAGATGTAATTCTTAGCATTATCAACATCACCTGATGCAATACAGCACTCCGCTAGGAAAGAGTATAGCCATGATATTTGCAGATAAGTATCATTTCTTTTTTGGGGAAGGCTGAATAGGAGGTTTAGTGCTTTCATTAATACCGCACGTGCGGCGGGGTTTTGATCTGGATCATTCCGACAAAGAACGATTCCGTAATCTGCATAAATATTTGCTACTCGCTCAGTTTGAGCACTCGTACTTTTGCTTGTTGTAGTTGAAAGGAGATGTATGGCCTTTTTAAAAAACTGAAGACCCAATCGCCGATTTCGATATTGGGTTGCGTACGTCCAACCCATTCCATAATACAAATATGCCATTTTATCGTCGGAAGCTGTGTGCACAAGTAGAAATTCTTCAATCCTACTCTGTAAAAGCAATGATTCTTCCAAGTAATTCCCAACACTTAATATTCGAGCAGCACGTAAACAAAACAAACATAAGTCTTCATCAAAGCTATTAATATACCTACATACACTATATGCTATTTCTGCATAGTATTTTTTTTGCTCAAAGGGGAGAGTGAATAAAGTAAAATCAGAAAACTCAGATGCAAATCGGCTAAAGAAATTAGTATATTTAGATGGGTCAAAAGAATACTCCGAAAGAACGATAGCTTTAATCAGCGGATGAACGATTACTAGGTCGCTTTTGTTGTCAATTTCTATCCAGCCGGCGGCACGTAGTTTTTCTAATGTTAAAAAAACGTCATCTGCTTGCTTTAGCCATCTATTTAAATCCGATGCAATTAATTGTGTAGGTGCGGTGAGGCACAAGAAGTAAAGTATATGTAGTTCGTCATCTGACAAACTGCTGCACCTAAAAAGTCCTAAGAGCATATTGTATGTGGTTTCAGATGAAGGGAGAGTTTCAAAATAAATTGGATGACTTAGTGAGTCCTTTGCCCCAAGGTTTTCAATTCTTGTTAGAATATCTTCTGGACGGCAACGGCTTAATCTCATTTGCTTTGCAACCAAAATTAATGTAAGTGTATGGTAGTCGAAGTATTCAAATAGCTTCCTCAGATTTGAGTCATTGGCGTTGATGTCTTTTCTTTCATAATTATCAAAAAATAACTTCATAATGTATTTTTCATCTGTGATTTTACGAAGTGTAAGGGTTTCACCAATTGCGCTAACATCATGGTAGGTGGTAAAAATAAATGTGGCGTTCAAGGAAGTGATTTCCTTATAATAGATGTCATTAAAAGTATATCCGTCGATTATAAATAGTGTTTGTGGAGTGACGAGCTCTTTAAGTTTTACTAGCTTTCTAAAGAAGTATTCTGAATCGCTTTCCAACGTATTATCTGGACGAATTTTGCGGCAAAAATTTGAAATGGTAACTAAATAGTCATCGCAGAAAATGTGTAAAAAGTCTTTTTCGTAGGGCAAAAACAGAACGTTTGTATATTTTTCACGGTTTAAAAGCACATATTTTTTAACTAAGGTAGTTTTAGCTATACAATCAACATACAACATCTTTTAAGCCTCGTGAAACTACTCAATCCGAGGCGCATACATAGAAATGTTCGTTTATAAGACCGCTGTTTAGATTAAACAACGCTGTTATAAGTGAACATTCTAAAAGCGAACGCACACTTTGACCCCCACAAATAAATAGCGCAAAAAAATAGGGCAGGAACGGAGTAATTTCCGAACCTGCCCTAATTCATTTTCGCACATTTCCTCAACTGAGAATATTCACACCCACAAAATATCCTCGGATAATTATTTGCCAAACATGACGATTGCACCGATGATACCACTCACAAGCAAAGTGCAGATACAGGTGATAACTGCAACTTTGATAGAGTTCACATTGCTGGCAATCTGCTTGTACGGTTTGTTCTCAGTCTCATTGACCTTTTCCGACAACTTACGCTCGGTTTCCTGCCAAGCTTTCACCTGTGCATCGACTTTACTGTTTGTGTCGTCCACCTTCGTTTCAATGTTGCTGACACGCTGTGCAATAAGCTCAACAGAAGTAGCAATCTTGTAGATAGCTTTCTGTTCGCTTTGGATTTCCTTCAGCTCATTTTCCAGATTATCAATTCTATGCGTATTGGACTTACATCTCTGTTCTGTCTCAATGAGCATAACAGTTTCCTGGTCAGTCATATGAGCACCTCCTGAATAAAGTTACTTCCCCTCTTCCTTCTTGACAGTAACCTTATTTGCGGGTGTGGCAGGGTTAATTACCTTGCTCATGTCGCACAGACTATCAATCATGTCGGCAATTGCGTCATAATCAATGTCGTAGTTAATGCCATCTGCGCTCGCCTTGAGCATCGCCAGAACCCACTCTTTTCGTTCTGCACCGTCTTTGAACTTAGTCTCGGCAGTCTCCATCAGCTTCATAACCTTGTCCAGGACGACGCCCCAGTTCTTCTCCTTGACAGCCTGCTTGATGTATTTCACAAGCTGAATAACGAGAGGAATGGCGGCTGCCAGACCGGAAGCGATTGCTGCGATGTACTTCAGAATCTCCAACCAATCCATAATCGTACCTCCATTTCTTTTTCTGGCAGAGTGTTATACTCTGCTTGTATAATCAAGAGAAATCCATCCAGCGCCGCTTTTAAGCTTTCCCCAGGATTTGGCGCCAGTTCCGTCTTTCTCTTCGACGATGGTATAAACCCCACCGCCCTTAATCTGACCGGCCACGGCGTATCCCGTACCGGCACCCTTGCGAATGTTCAGTACATCCGCCGTAACACGCACACGATACGGAACCGCAGAAGGTTTCTGTTCGGGCACAACCGGAGTCTTGCCTGCGTATTTGTCATAGAACTTCTGACCGTATGCCACACGCTTATTCTGGACTGCCGCACTCTGGTTCGCAGGACGCTCAAATTTCATCAGCACGGAATTGGATGCGGCAAGAATGGTCTTGGCGGATTTCAAATCGGCAAAAACGCCCTTATAGCTCTCGCTCAATTCCTTGTACAGGAATTCAAGCTGCATACCCAAATCTCCAACAGACTTCTTCTTGCTCTGCGCAAAAGCAAGTAGCGCTTTCTTTCTTGTGTGATATGTCCACTGTGCCAAGCCGTAGCCTGCGCTATCAGTCCCAAATTTTTTGTATGTGCCATTGTCAACAGCAGCGGTATAGGAAGCATCTGTATATCCAAGCCGCTTCTCATAGGCATTCTGGAGGTTGTCAGGGCGTAATCCAGACTCGGCATAGAGATTGCCCATCATACCTGCAACACCGTATTCGTTCCCAATCTTGCCAAGCAAGAAGCTCCAAATGATTTCCTCGTTTGTATTACCAGAAGGAGCGGACGGAGTAGACGGTATTGTCGGCGTGGTCGGTTTTGCGTTTGCCAGCGCAAGGTCAGAGGCCTTGAACGGACTCATAATGGAGTTTTTACCGTCCTCACTTTTGTTGATAACAACACGATTTCCACTTACAGAATGCACAATCCAGTTCTTTGCCCGAACCCAGCCAGGAACTGACTGACCGGAGTAATACTGTGTGCCGATAATCTTGACAACATCTCCCGCCTTAAATGCGCTGGTTGTAGGCGTGGTCGGGTTTGTCGGCTGTGTAGGTGCAACGCTACCAGAGGTTTTCATTAGCGCAGCGACATCGGCACGAGCCGTCGCCATAGACTTACCAAACTTCGGGAACCAGTGGTTGACATCGCCGTGGTTAGAGCCAAACCCAAGCGCATGACTGTCTGCATGGCATAAAATTGTAGGAACGGATACACCATTCATATTTACCGTGCCGTTTGGGTCAATATTGAACATTTTGCAAAGGTATGCCGTAATTTCACAGGCCTCTTTGTAGACCTTGTTGAAATATGTAGCATCGTTCAAACCGTCTTCACAAATCTCAAATTGAATCCAACCATTGTTACAGGAACCCTTGTTGCCAGAGCCGCAACCCCACGGGCGATAATTCCACGGCATAGTCTGTACTGTAGTGACAGTCCCGTCCGCCAATTTACCAATCCAGCAATTCAGGCCAGCCTGACGGTTGATATGGTTCCAGTCGTTTCGGTTCCCATTTGTTCCGAGAAGTGCCAAAAGCTCTGCTCTGTTTGCAGCACTATCATCCGGCTGGACATAGCGCCGCAAATTCGGATTGTTTGCACCGGTGCTGTGCCAAAGAACGCCTTTGACGGTCATGGTGCTTGTCCCTTTGTAGCAAGTACTCTGGGTCATCATGCATTCCAACGGTCTATTCGTTGAACTGTATTTCATTTTTCCTCCACTTGTCGAGGGAACGGTAGTGACCGGTTTCTCATCTGAAACAGCCGGATTATAAATAAAGCCAAGGAACTTGTACGCAGCTCCTTGACCCCAGTTACCGTTTCCCTTTGTTCTTGTCTTGTTCCAAAACGGATTGGAACTGCCCCATCCGCTTTCGGATGTATAGACCTCCGTATCACTTACGACCTTCTCAACAATAGCAACATGACCCGCCCCATCAGAGCCGTTTAGTGTAGCGCCTTTCTGCCAGACCATGCAGGCGCCAAGTTTCGGTGTCTGCCCTGTTTTAAGAGAGGTTCCCTTATACTGAATGAAGTTCTCTGCATTCACGGGTCTTAGGTACTTGCAGTATCCATACCCTCCAATTTCGTTAAATCGTCCGTAAGCATACCCTACACAGTTAGAAAGGACATCGCAGTCCTTATCTATGGGACTGCCTTTAATGGCGTCGGAGTAGCCGCCATTTGCTTTGGTTATGTAATACTTATTACCAGCTTCCGGTTTGCTGGTTCGCATCTTAAACGCCACGATACATCACTCCTTTGTCCGTTATCCAACGGAGCCATTGTCGGCACCGTAATCATATACATTGACGGTTGCACCGTTTGTAAACGGCACTGGCTCGGTGCTATCAGCGCCAGCGGAAAGAATCTCATTCAACGACCCGTTATTCTCTTCGCCAGATATGCCAGCGTAGCGTTCTCTACGCAGCTTCACATTTTCGCTCTGCTTCTTCGCACAATACGCTTTCAGGCAATAAATCGCATAGATGAGAACCTGTGCGGCAATGTCGGTGATAAGGACACCGAGATAGGTTAAATCATGAAGTACCCACATAGCCGCCATCGCATAAATCATTACGGCGTTAAATAACACGAAGAGGTAAATAGCAAGCAGCTTGCTTGTTTCGATGCGCTTGGTATCATATTTCCGTTTTTCTTCGCGGAGCGATTGCTTGTACTGCTTTTGAACATTTTCCCTGCGAATCTCAGCCATCTTAAGCTGATACTCTCTTTTGGACATTCTCATGTTAATCACCACCTTCTGTATAAAAGCCAAGTTTTATATGCCATAAATGCATTGTGGGAGCCTGCTGGTGTAGCACGGCTCCCACTTTTTATTTCTTACGCATTTCCACCGCTCAGGATTTCTTCTGCTTCCTCAGCTGTAATCCATTTGCCAACGGCATTCATCACCATCTGCCGGTTCCAAAGGCCACGGTCATAGTAGCCTTTGACTTTTTCAAATCTTGCACTATGCTCATTCATTGGCGTTTTCCTCCTCTTCTGTAGCAACATAGGCCGGGTCATCCACCGTGTCATCGTAGACAGCTTCACCCTCAATGTCGCCTACGCTCACAGTCTGCGCTTCAGCTTGCTCTTCCATAGGCAGGTCATAGCCGGTCATCATGGAAAGGTAGTCCACATTTGCTGCATTCTGCGCGGCGACCTTATCCTGCTGCATCATATATTCACCGCTGGGAATATCCTTGAAATCGACTTCGCCGTTCTCACTGATTAGGTTTCCAGCAAGGTTATAGACGATACCATTGATAGCGACGCCCTGTGCGTTTTCATAATCACACAAGCCATAAGCACCGTTCTCCTGCAGGTAGACCCAGTTCGGCTGCTCAACAAGCGCGAGCAAGCTGCCGTTCTTCAGAAACTTTACCATGTCCTGAATCCTCCTTGTTCTTGAATAAACTGTTGTAGAAAGCATCCATCTTCCGCAAAACAAGCGTGCTGTTTCCACGAATCATATGTCCGCGCCAGCTCTGATAGGCTGTCTCTACATCTGTGATAGTGAATCTTCCTTCATCTATCCACCTTCGGAATATTCTGAGTTTCTTCCGCATTTTAACCGGTGACTTTCGGTTCATCTTGCGAATGACTGCGCCGGTTTCATTCAGGAAGAACTTCGTTTTCAAGAATTTGACTCCCTTGCGCAGCGGCGCTATCTTTGTCTTCTTCTCGTTCAAAACAAACCCGTATTCCTTGCACTTCTTTCTGATTTCCTCCATGCAGTATTTCAGATATTCTTTGTCCTCATGTATCAGATAGAAGTCATCCATATATCTTCCGTAGTATTTGATGTGTAGCTGTTCCTTTATGAAGTGGTCAAGCGGGCTTGCGACCATAAGCGCATCTATCTGCGATACCTGGCTGCCAAGTCCAAAACCAACATCTCCGAAGTCCTCCATGAACTGGCAGGCAATACGACGCACATCATCGTCATGTATCCTGCGCTCCGCTGCCTGTCCAGTCTGTCCATAGCAAAGTCAACACCTTTGCCTTTCAGACTTGCGGCGTTGTCAAAAACAAATGAGTGAGAAAACACAGGGACAAGTATATTGTCGCAAAGACATCTCTGTACTACGCGCTCGGAGATATGAACGCTCCGAATATGCCGTAGCTTTCCGCGCTCAATTAGGTCAAAGTCATGGAAGCCACGGCTCCTGAACTCTCTGCGCAACAGTGCGTCATGCGTGCTGGCGGTGTTCGTGGTAATGCGGCTCATATAGCTTTGTGTACTGTTCTTCCACATAACCCCTTTGCAGCAGTTCTTGCCCGCCTGATAAAGGTGCTCATAGGAGAATACATCTTCATAGCGTCCATAGCTTTCACTGTAGGCAATCCTTTTCGCCTGACGAGTTGCCACTCTGCGCTGATATCTGATTTCATGTCTTTCCTTACTGTTCATACATCATCCCTTATATACAAGAAAATTGGGTGTGCCGTACAGTCTTATTGTAGGCGGGAGTTCTAACTGCGTAGTCCGCACCATGAAACCGACTATTCCCGTATTCATCGGCCATGCAAGAAGCGTCATCCGGTGCATATCATCGACACACTGTTTTGAGCATATTTCACTATGCTACAGGAACAAGTCTCCCTTCTGCAGAAGTACAAATTTCGCCACGAGGGTTACTTTGATTGACCTATAGACCTACAGAATCCGAAAGCGACGCCATTACTGTTGTTGGCGTTGTTATTGTTGGCGTTGCCGTTGCTGTTGACATTACAGAAATTATTGCTGTTGCCAGAATTAGGAGAACGCTCCCACCAGTTGTTAGCGGAGCCACCACAGCAGTCCAAAAGCCCACAGAACACAACAAGACGAGACTTGACCTTAGAGAAACTTAATCTGCCGGAATACTGTTATCTTCGTATTCCTTGAATTTTTCCTTGAACCGTTTCCGGTCTGCTTTCTTGACGCCCGTAATAAGGTCACGCTCCTTCTGGATGAGCCGACCCCATTCAAGCATGGCGTTAGGCAACCACTTAAACTCCGTCTTGAAATTTGGGTTGTCCGAAACGATGTCATACATCAGCTGAAGCTTATCATCTAAGCTGTTGAGCAAGCCGAAAGTGTAAGTGAGCTCATCACGCTTTAGCTGTGCTTCATGCAGATTGGTCGGCATCATTGATTCTGCCACACGCACATGGGTGTCAATGTCTTCCACAAGATTCGCAATTTTCTGCACGACAATATAGGTATATCGTTTGGGGAACTTCACGCAATTCTTGATGGTAAACACCTGTAGTTGCCGTGCGTTCTCGACATACTGGATTGCGCTCGTACTGCGCTTTGATTTATATACGGACATTCTTTCCTCCTTTTCTTCCGTTTTACTTATGCGAATGGGATTCCCACACCTCTAACCGCAAGGGGTGTACCCCTTACACAATGCGGCATACGGGCAGCCGTCTCCCCTGACCGGGGAGAGCGGGCTGCCCTTGTTTGCGCACTGGGCATTCTGCGTCAAAGTAAATGCGGCGGGGTGGAGAGGTTAGACGCAGAAGCCGAACGCGACGCCACCACTGGTGTTGGCGACGTTAATGTTGGCGTTGCCGCTGCTGCTGACAATACAGAAATAATAGCTGTAGCCAGAACCAGGAGAACGCTCCCACCAGTGGTTAGCGGAGCCACTCTTGTTCTTCACCTTTGAGTTACCTGCCTTGTAATATGCGTACTGCGTTCCTTCTCCAGAAACG